GGAATGCTTTGCGCAAGCAGGAACAGCGGTGGGAGCCCCTGGTTCGGCACTGTCCGGCAGTGTTATCCTTGCGAATCGTTCTTTGAACGGGAGAATTATACCAGATTTAGATCGGCGCGTTTTCCAGCGTGTCGTGCTGTGGCCCTGATGCCGATGTGATTGAAGTGCATCTATTATCCCATTCAAGCTTTACTTGAAGAAACCCCCCCCCCTAAACCCTTCTTACAATCAAAATTTATTATGAAATTTGTTTCAAACGAGTCCAGAAGTAAATTCGAATGTTCGCAAAAGAAGGAATGTGTTGAGTGCAGTGGAACGTGCGCAACACCCCCATATTTTCCGGGCGAAGACCCGAAGACTTTCTCGAAAAGCAAGCGTGTGAAAACGTTGCAGAGGCGAGAGAGTGTGAATAATTGGGAGGAATTGACTTGTCCACAGAATAGGTCCGTAACCAAACGGACCTTGAGACGCGTTTCTCACCAACTTGGTATTATGGATTGCATTAAGCTTTCCGGAGGTTTGCCAAAGTTGGCGCAATTGGCCGGCGTTGATTTGCCGGATTGGGTTGTTAGTGAGGTTGAAGGCCTCGTCTTGTTGTTTGTAGGCTTGGAAAGCCAAACCACAGTTCAGGGAGCTGTGGCGAATATTATGATGTGGGTGAAGACTCACTTTAAGCAATCACTTATCAAATCGGTTAGTGATTACTTGGTGGGGTTGTTAGACGGACCGAAAAAGCAGGGTCCCTTACTTGACGATACGCCAAATTGGCTGAAGTTGTTGAAGGAGGCCCGGACAAACTGGCATAATTGCGTTCATGCGGAAGCATTTGCCCAGATTTCCCGCTTATTAGGTCTGTTGGTTACACTAGGTTTGTGTAAGGCATCATCAGTTGAGTTCTCCATTGGAGAATTCAAAATTTTTGCACCGCGTTTGCAGACAAAACATGCGTCTGCTTTCGATCTGATTGATGCTACTGTTGAAACAACGCTCTTCTTCATTGAAGGAGGGTATTTATGTTTCAAGACTAAGTCCATACAACCTCTGTTGGTTAGTGA